CAACCCCCAAACCCCACCAAACCCACCCACCATTGGTCTTAACCCCTAACTCCCCAACACGCACTCAGCATGGCTGCCGCACCCCCACCACAAGCTCCCAATCTCCCACCCTTGCCACCAACCTACGTCGCCGCTCATTCACCGGGTGTCGTAGCTCACTACATCAACTTCACTCTTCAAAAGCCACAAATCGCATATCTTGGTGCTGTATTCCCCAACATACAGTTCCATTCACGTCACCCCAACATACATGGACATCCGTGTGCTCACATCGAACGAGAACTACTAGAAGACACTGCATATCGTATAATCAATGCTCCTGGTTCAGTTATCATGGATGCCGGCGGCTCCGTACAACGTCATGCCCGTAGAGGGCGTGCCAATGTCTGGTGCACAAGGCCCGCATTATCTGCCCCCGATGTGATCTCAAGACGCTTCAACCCACAAGCATTTCAAGCTGCATGCTTGTGCCTCGCACAAGAATGCAATTGTCACGTATTCACACGCGCCATGTTCATCCACACCGCATACTATTTCACACCTGATGAGATCGCTCTCGTCATTTCACGTACCACTGATCAGCTCGCCGTCCTCGTAGTCCACCTCAATGACGGTGCAGTCGGAACTATGTTCCCTCAATCACCCCTCAAACCCACATCACATGAAATGTCATATGTAGTTAAACGTGATGGCATTATTGTCACCGAAGTAGTAGGCAATGCATATCCATATTCACATCCTCAGCTGACATGGCTCCACTCACCTTGCACCCCAACCAGTGCCGGGTACTTGTTAGCTGAACTTGTCCACAGCACACCAGCCACTAGTGTCTTCCGAGTTGCACTCTCTCAACAACCCACATTCGTCCCACGCGCTTTCAACTATGATTTAAGTAGCGCTGTTCGTGATGAAGCGTTGTTCGGGACCGTCAACCTCCGTAGTGCTGTGCACAGGTCCGAATATCTGTCAACATCCGCAGTGCAACAGCTGACCGTTCGTTCTTTCGGTACCACACTCGCCGTGTGGGACAAAGACGACAATCCTATCATCATGCCCAAACATTTTGTCTCTGAGGTTGCACTTGCCCTCGGCATAGTCCCCATAGATCATCATGCATACATGTCTGCCAACCGTGCTGCCAAACGTCTATCAGCTCCCATGAACTTCAACGCGACCACTCGTAACAACATAGTGGAATACGCCTCCATCCTGGCCCTCGTCGTCAATCTTGAATTGCGAACATCTCACATTGATCGTATTCTAGGTGACAACCATGAAAACATCCAGGAACACAACTCGGCCATCATGCTCACCCAGCCACCCTGGTGGAAACGAACATGGTGGTGGATGCGTCGTCGCCCCATAACCGTAACACTCATCATGACCACATCTGCCATCGTCACTTACACCCTGCTCGGCGAATTTGGCCAACTCACAGGCTCCGTCGTCACCCTGCTTACCAATGAACAATTCTGGGGTACCGTGTCGTATGTATGTGTAATTGCCCCCATCGGTGAAGAACTCTTTAAGCGCATACCTTACTTGGGTTATACCATGCCAGTGCTTGAGCTCATCGGCTATGTGCAGCTCGCCATAGCCAGTGGTGCAAGCCCCATCACCGCATTGGCTGCACGGTTACCACCTTTCTTCATGCATTTCGTTTGGATGCATCAGCCACTCTGGTTGGGGGTAGCCTGCCATTCCCTATGGAACGCCGCAGCTATGGTCATGTTCTCCACTTGGCACCCCATGTCTCCTTATCGTATATCTGAATCTTTCGACGTCGGCAAACCAGCACCCACCACCGTCACCTTGAACGTTGAGCTGCCTTATACGCTCGCGTCAATCACAACTCGTCTGCTCAACACATTTTCACAACCCGGCAGACGCAACATCCTCGTAGCTGGTGGCGTAACTGCCATCGCCATAGCCTTCGGGCCTTGGCTTGATGAATGTGTCGCCAACAGTCTCACATACCTGTCCGATGTTTATTGTCGACTCGTCCGCTACTTCTTCCCACCGACCCTCACCCCACAACAAGTAACCCGTGTGATCTATGAAACTTTCACCAACACCGGCAAAAGTGTGTTACTCTGGGGACGCCACTCATATTCTAAGTTATGGGTCGGTCCAGTTGAATCACGTGGCCCTGTTTGCCCTCTCCGCCCAGGAACACGTGTCAAGGTCAAAACCAATGTGCCTGATCCTGAACCACGACACGCCGTGGCCAAGGCTGTTGGTTTCATCGAACCCTCACGCATTCCCACCGTTGAGGCTGTCAGCCAGGCTGCCGAAATCAATGCTGTCGTCGGTCGACATTTCATCGCAACCCCACCATTCACTTACTCATTACCCGCTTTTCAAGCTTGGCTACGCGCCAACCTGCGTGACATCTTTCCACTTGGCATCGTCCAACCATATGACTATGACATCTGGTATGACATCTGGAACAAACGGTTCCCAGCAGCCGTCCAGAAGGACCACAACTTGGCCCGTGAACAAAACGCCTTGTTTGGTCGTGGAGGTAAAACCACACATCACAACACTGCCTTCGTCAAAATAGAGAACCGCATGTTGAGCACACCTGATGTGCTCGCTGAAAAGTCACCACGTCTCATCCGCACAAAGCACCCAAATTCAAAAGTCATCACTGGCCCCTGGGTATACTGGGTCACCTCACAGATCAAACTCAACTGGTGTATCTCTCACATACTGTACTATGCCTCAGGCGCCATGCCTGATGACATCGGACTATGGGCCACTCTCGTGGAAGAACTTGTTTCTCACTTCCGTAAATCCGACTACAGCACATTTGATGCCACTCAAGGACCGCCATTACTGTCTACTGAACAGATAGTATTCGATGAGGTCTTTGATCGTCCCGTCGATGTTGCAGAAGAAATGGATTATGATGAACAGAAAACAGTCACACGTCTTGGCGTCAC